ATTTAGTTGTTGTTCCTAAATCATTGCCATCTATATCTCTATCTGCTAATTCTTCAATCATTGCTGGAAATATTGTTTCTAATTCTTGTGCAATAACACCTAATTGTTTATGGTCAGGGTCGGTTTTTAAATTATATTGACGAACTTGAACTTTACATAAATCATCAAGTTTTGGTGTTGCATCAACAATATTTTCTTTTAATTTAATATCAGAAATAGCACCATAACTATTATTTGTATTTTGTACATTGCCAGAATCAAAAACAATAAATTTATTTGTTGCACCTTGTATTGCTCTATAAAAATAATAAGTTCCATTTGTAGTTGCTCTTGAGGCTTGAGCATCTATAACAACATTGTTAAATGTAGAACTATTATTTATAACTCCTAGTGCAGTATTAGCAGAAGTTTGAGTTACTGAAAGAATTGCATTATTAACTTGACTTGTAGCTCCCACCAACAAATTACCACTAGCATCTAATGTCATTGCTTGGGTGAAGGTAATAGCGTTACCTGCTGTGCCTGATGGGGCGGTGTACCAACGATGTTGACCATTAGATTGAGAATATAGTGATGTCGCTAATCCTGTATAAGCATAATTATAAGTTGTAGCAGCACTTTGATATATGTTATATCCAATATTAGTAGTTGCTGCATTTCCATCATAAAAGAAAGATGAAATATTGTTAGGAAATTGAATTGCCTTACTTGCTGAATACCATGCACTAGGAGTTACACCAAGACCTAGATTACCACTAGCATCTAGTGTCATTGCTTGGGTGAAGGTAATAGCGTTACCTGCTGTGCCTGATGGAGCTGTATACCAAATATGTTTAGATAAACTTTGGTAATATTCTGAAGCATAATTAGTAGTGGAATATATAGGACTACCTGCTGTATTATAGTAAAGATTGTTGCTAATTCTTGATGATGTTGCTCCTGCTTGAGAATCAATAATAGCTGTTGTTGTGCCTATTTGTAATGCTTTTGTATTAGTTGCATACCAAGCACTAGGAGTTACACCAAGACCTAGATTGCCTGATGAGTCAATAATCTGTCTAGGATTACCAGAACCATCAGATAACACAATGTAGTTACTTGCTGTACGGATATCTAGACCACCTTGATTGCCGTTGTAAGCACCAAGAATAGTGTTATTAGAACCTGTAGTTACATAATAACCAGAAGCATAACTTCCGTTAGAACCAACAAAGGTGTTGTTTGAACCAGTAGTGGAATAACCAGCTTGTGAACCAATAAAGCAGTTTCCAGAACCAGTAGAGTTTGAATAACCAGCTTGATAACCAAATATAGCGTTTGTACCTGAACCTGTAGTTTGTGTATATCCAGCTTGATAACCTACAACAGTGTTGTTAGATGCTGTGGTGTTAGAGAATAAAGCTGATTGACCTACTGCTGTATTATAAGCACCTGTAGATGTTCCTGATGCACCATAAAGAGCATTTGAACCTAAAGCTGTATTTGCTCCGTTAGTTTGATAGTAGCCAGCTTGGAAACCAACAAAAGAATTGTTGTCAGAGTTTTGTGAATATCCAGCTTTTGTACCTAAATAAGTGCTGTATGCACCAGTGGTATTGCTATACCCTGCTTGATAACCTACAGCAGTGTTGTTAGATGCTGTGGTGTTTAAAAATAATGATTGTGAACCATACGCTGTATTATACGAGCCAGTAGTATTTGCTTGTAGTGCTTCTGCCCCAAATGCCGAATTATTTGAGCCTGTTGTATTACTTCCTAAAGCTCCTTGATGTGCAGCGGGGTCTGTTCCACCAAAGGCAGAATTAAATGTTCCTGATGTATTTGAATTTAGAGCATAATCACCAAAAGCCGCATTAAAATCACCTGTATTTGATCCAGCTAAAGCTCCAATACCAACTACAGTATTATGAGCAACATTACCAGCACCCTTACCTACAGTTAGACCATTAATAGATGCGTCATTGGCAAGCGTTAAGCTAGTGCCGTTGAATGTCATGTTGGCAGAGCCAGCAAGTGAGCCTGAGCTATTGTATTGGACTTGGGTGTTTGAGCCTGCAGCACCGCCTACTACTGAAGAGGCTGCTACCCATGTTGGAGCAGTACCGTTTGACTGAAGGATATACCCACTAGTACCAATACCTAATTTAGATAACGTAGTACCTGATGAGTAGTAAACAATATCACCAGCCGTATAAGAACTTAATCCTGTACCACCATATGTCGTTGTAATTGCTGTTGCGTTCCATGTACCACTTGAAACTGTACCAAGTGCACTTACATTACCACTAGCATTTAAGTTTACAGACTTCTCAGCTGGGTATGTAACAAATACGTTTTGAGTACCAGAGCTAAAGTTTACGATAGAGCCTGAGTTTGATGACGCTAGGATTGTAGTTCTTGCAAGTGTGTTAGTGCCCCCTACAGTTACTGTACCTAGACCTACTTCCCAATTTGAACCGTTTTGGTCAACAATGGTGTAATAGCAAGTATTAGCATTACCAATAGCTGAAGAAAAACTTTGGTATCCAGCTAATGCACCTAATAGAGTAACCGCACCCGTCCCAGGTGCAGCGCAGGTTTCGAGAACGCGGTCCGCTAATATTAATGCCATATCAGGCTCCTATAATGCTTTAATTAAGATGTCGCTGAGGTACTATAAGTGACAGCCACAGTGTCTCCAGCTGTTGTAATTTTAGCTGTTGAGAATAAGCCTTCACTATACAATACACCAGCAGTTGAGCTTTGTGTGTTTACTGCACCTGTACCTGTTACCAAGAAACAACCGTAAACTGTACCACCCGCACCTGTAATTGTATAAGTAATCGCAGTTGCTGTAGATGATGTTATGTTTGATGGCGTTGAGCCTGTAGAAGTTGATGAACCAAATACCGCTGTGCCACGTACTGCTGAACCACCAACTGTGTAGTTAACAAATTCTGTCCATGTATGTGAGCCCATTGTATCAGATGCTGATGCAGTAAATGTATTACCAATCAAACCTAAGTATGGACCAACTACTGAATAGCTAGAACCTTTTAATAGCGTATCCAACATCAATTGTTTGCCAACAGCTACAACCAAGTTAGGGAATTTTTCTTCCCATTTTAAGTTACCAGCTGCGTCGCGGCATTCAACGTGGTATACACCTTCAATACCTACTGATTCATTATCGGCTACGTTTGTAGCTAATGTAGCTACAGCGCTATCGCCAAAACCTTGTTTTTCTTTCATCATGTTAAAACTCCTTATGCTATTCGAATGATAGCGTTGCTTGCATCGTTGACAGGAAATGTTACCGTAAATGTATTTGTTGCCGTTTTATCTGAACCAAAATTTAGTACCGCAACCGCGGCTCCAGTAGTGCTATTATATATTAATGCACCTCTAGTAGTGAAACTAGCTGGAGTCCACGTCACGTTGTTAAATGATACATAAGCCGTTGAGCCACTATATGCTGGCGGAATAATTACTAATGTCCTACCACCTGCTGTGTAACCCGTACCTGTAACCTCATTAACTGAAGTATACACAAGAGTACTTGCATCTAAGTTGGCATTAGCATTATATAGTGCAATTTTATATACATAAGGAGTAGTCAAAGAAAAGTTCTCTAACCCATTTAATAAATTTTGCTTAAATATTGTACACTGTGTTTGAACGATAGCCATTATAGACCTTTATATTCCAAGCTAGTCTGCCCCTTGCGGTAAGCATCATTACGTTCAAGACCATCACCAAGACGTTTAAGTTGAGCTAATGCTTCTTGATATTTTTGTTCATAATAACCAACCATATCCTGCTCACCTTTCATAAAGATAAGTGCTTCGCGCATAGCGCCATATAACAAGACTGGGTCATAGTTATCACCAAGCCATGAAGTGCCTGATGTATTACTGATTGCGCTTACTATAATAGAAAACCCTATACCTGAACCTCCAATAGTTGCTGGGTCTGCAGATAATACATCATTAACTGAATAGAAATTTCCACCAAATTTTAGGGTTACAATAGTTACCGCACCCCCTACTATAGTAATATCTGCATATGCGCCAGCTCCAACACCCCCAGTTAACGCTACATTTGGGTATGTACCATTGTTATATCCCGACCCCCCAG